GGGTTGAAACCAGCCAGCTGGCTACCAAGTCCACCCAGAGAGACGGTGGGTTGACCCGCAAGGTTCTGTCCGCCGAACGCACTGCCCGTCCAAGAGAGCCAATCTTGATCCAGACCATTCTTGACGGACATCGCATAGAGCTCCTCCGCCGTGTGAGACGAGAGCAGACCCGAGAAGTTATCAAAGTTGACCGAGAGAGGATTGGCGACACCACCCCACGCACGAGACGCAATCGGGAGGTAGAAGTCGCCGATGTTCGTGTTGTTGGCTCCGTTTGTGGAGTCATCGGGTAGGAGAGCCTTCACATACACAATGAGCAGATCGGGGATCTGGGGCAGTGTGATCGTCTGCGACTGGATCTGCTGGGGCTGACCGATGGGGATTTGTGCTCCCGCCGTTGTAATGTAGCGAGGGAACTCCATATACGGCACGACGGACTTGGGCGGTAGCGGGACGTCAAGCGAGGGCGTGAGAAACTGGACGTTGACCACTGACTTCTGGAAAGGAGACGACGTCGCAAACTGCGTGCTACCGAGCGAGGCAAGTGGACCAATACCACGAGTAGACCCAGCAGCATAAGACTGGGCACCGATAGCCCAACGCATACCCGAGTAGCGAACGATACGGGCGGGTGATTGTAAGTTCATAATCAGCTGGATGTTGTTGATGCCGAACAGACCCGTGTCCCATTCGTGAACATCGCTGAACGTAAAGGGCGATAGGACGATCTTCTCCGTTGAAGTCCACTGGTAATAGATCGTGAAAGAGGTGCCTCCGTCGGGCGGTCCCATCGCCGCAGCCGAAGCAGCAAGGCAAGGCAGACCATTGATACACTGGTAGAGACCATTAGTCTGGTCAGCGGGCTGCCCACCCACCAAAACACCATTCGCATAGTATTGTCCATCTGTGAGCGGGCGTCCCAGCGAGTCCGTGAAGACAATCTGCCCGAACGCACCATTCTGGACACCATCGTAGTCCATCGCCGTGCCGTAGCCGTTGAGCGGGCAGTTGGGCATACCATAGGCATCGTCATAGCACTGATACTTGTCCAGCATCGTCGGGCAAGTGCGTTGGAGACGATTCTTCTTGTAGTCCGTGAGGCGTAGGACCTCCTTCAAGACATCTTGGGAGTTGATGACGGAAGTCGTGTCGTTGATAGTCGCAGTCGTCGTGGAGCAGAGCGAGTTGAGCGGGAACGCCGTGAGGGCGAAATCAACGCCAGGAACGACAAGAGGGAAGCCGACCGTGTAGGTGTTTACGTTGGGTGTCGTGATGACGGACGTCATCGTGACGGTAGAAGACCATTCCAGACCACGATCTACGAACACGTTCTCGCTGGGGACATAGATGTTGTAAGTGTGCTGGGACGCCGTCGCCGAGATGGCGTTGAACGGAGCATTCGTCAGCGAGAGGGCACCCTTCTCAACGGCATAACGAGGGCGGGACTGGACAATACGGGAGTCAAACACCGCCATCTTCTCAATGTCGGCACTCATCTTGGTTTATACTTCTATTCACAGAAAGTTTTGGAGGACACTCACGCTCCCCATTCCTCTGTTTTGGTGGGGAGGTTCTTCTTCTTGAACATCATCTTGAACGATACGCTGGAAAGATTCGTCATCGCAATCGGGTAGAGTTGGTTGTTGAGGCGATTCTTCCAGAAGACTTGAACATCCACTCCCGAGAGAGGCTGGTGGGATGCGAGGAAATCGCTCAAACGATACTCGGCAGACGGCACATAGTAGATGAAAGATTTCCAAGAGGCAGCACCCTTGTCCATCGCCAGAGCAAGATCCGTGATGATACGAGTGAAGGCGGACTTGGCGGTGCCTTGCGAGTTTCCAATGTTCGCTTGCCCGATGACGACTGGGGCGGAGTTGGACTCGGGCTGGACGGGCATTAGAGCAGAGGCGAACACGATAGACGAGATGGGCGACCAGAGCGTATCCGTTGATGTGCTTTCTTGGGACACAATCCAGTAGACCTTCTGCTGATTGAGGGTGGAGAGTGGCTGGTCTGCGACATTGGAGTCTGCGTAAGGAACATAGCTGAGAGAAGGTTGTCCAGCGTAAGGTGGTATGCGGTAGTCGGCAACGTTTGTGTAGAACTTGTTGGGGACGAGTATCTCATACACATAACCCGCTGGGGCAATAACACCATCGCCGAAAGGACCTCCAATCGCCGTCGTGTTGTTCCAGTAGTAGAAAGGCAGAGACCCAAAAAGGTTGTATAAGTTCGTGTTGAAGAAGAGCTGGAAGTAAGGAGAGGAGAATTGATCGTATTGTGTCGTGCCGTTGGTGAAGCTCGTGAGACGCTGACCAAAGCCGTTGGAGTCAAAGTAGACCGAGAACTTCTGGGATGCGGGATCATAAACAATCTGCGGAGCTTGGACACCTCCGCCGATGCCGTTGAGGAAGTCCTTGAATGTAGCGTAAGGAAAGTTAGCAGCGGCGTCTGGAAGAGCAGAAGCGACCCACGCATCGTAGTAGGCGTAGTAGGTGTCGCACATCGCACAATTGGCGGATAGACGAGGAGATGCTGATGCTGATAGTGTAAGGTCGGCGGGGTCAAAGATGGCGAGATTGACTTGATCCAGCCAGTTCTGGTAGGTGTAGACCCAGTAGTAATCCGTGTAGAGATCTTGGGGCTGACCCTTTTTGTCGCCGATAGCCGACCACTGCGATGATGTCGCTGGATCAACGGCAATCTGCGGACCCAGACCCCAGTTCGTTGAGTCATTGGGAGGAGGGGTTGTAGATGAGTTCGCCAACTTCGCATAGTAGGCTACGCTTCCGTAGAGGACATACGCATTTTGTAGATACTGCGTTCCCGCAACCCACTTCGTTGAGGGCGTGATCGCTTGGTAGAAGGGACCATTGTAAGTCGCATACCGCTGATCTACTGCCGTCTTTGTGATCACATCCCCAGCAGCATACTGCGTTCCAGAACTCCAAGTTCCCTTGAAGTTCAAGTTCGCAAGAGAGAGAGGAACGGGTGATGTCTTGGGGTTCTTGTTCTGTGGTTGATATTCAATGAAGCGGGTAGTCGGGTAAGCATTGATGGGAATGGATGCGACATCGGGTAGAGTCGTCCCGAGTTGAATCCAGTAGAGAGTCCACAAATTACCATTCGGGGCTCCTTGCGGATTGGGATTGTATCCTCCGTTATTCGTCTTGATACACAAAGCATACTTCGTAATATCACCCCCCGCATCTGGAACTACATACGACTTATACTCCCCTTCATTGACGAACTGATTCAAAACCCAAGGAGTAGCGGTTGGAGACCCCGAACTTACCACAAACGTTTGGAGAGGGATAGACATTCCATAGGTCGTGAGGTTAGGGTTCGTCTGCCCCGTGCCTTCCCGAATGCTCGGGATGAAGAGAGGAAGATCCAAGTTGGCTCCGTTCATCGTGAAACGCACGATGGAGAAGTTGTAGTTGGAAATGTCCTTGATGATAGGGTAATCACGGGTCTCGTTGAACACGATGTTCGGGTCTTGGATCGCATCACCCGTAGAGGTCTGGTCGTCCGTCGTGTTATTCACAATATCGGCATTGTAATACACATAGTCGGGATCGGCTTCGGTTCCGCCGACATACTGGACTGACGCTATCTGGCGGTTCATTTATACTACTACCCCAGTTTTTCTTCTCGTTTACTTCCTCAACTTCATAAAGGTGAGACCCGACACAAAGTCATCGGGCGATAGACCCGTCTTATCTATGATGGCTTTGTATTGCGAGAGCGACTTGTTGCCGTAGAGCAGACGAGCAACGCAATGGCGACCGCACGTGTTCACATCTCCACGTTGCTTCTGGAAAGCGTATGTGTTGTAATAGATCGGCAGACCACTCTGTCGCATCAATTCCGTGAGGTAAGGTTGCGACTCATTCATCTGTTCCAGACGATCTTGCGGGACTTCGTCCAACTGCTCTTCGGGCTTGTCGCCGTAGGGGTCAAAGAACTCCACGCCTCGCTTCGTGCGGAGCATACAACACCAGTGTCCCGTGTGATCGTCTTCGGTGAGAAAGAGGATGATACACCGCCCCTTTGAATCAAAACACTCTTGAAGCGACCGCTTCTTTGCGAGGTCGGGATAGGTCATCATTGAAACGTTGCCTCCCAAGAGTTTGCGAATATCGGCATCGCTCAAAGGATAATCTCGCACTTCTTCTGCGTCGGTCATTATAAATGACCAAGAATATATGGGGCTCGCCGTTCTCTACTGACCAGAGGAAACCGAGAGAGCCGAAGGAGAAAGCCGAACCAAAGGAGAAAACCAAGAAGATTCCTCGTTTGACGCGGAGTGATGTTCGGTTGTTGCTGGATTGTCCCGCATCGTCTATCAATGAAACGCTGATTGCGTGGGTGGAGCGGTGGATGACTCAACTGATACAAGAGAGAGCTTTTCCTCCTCATTTGAATCGGGCGGGAGCGTATCAATACTTACTTGACTTTCTCGGTGAGGGAGCAACAGAGGTGCTGAATACGATCCGCCGTGATCACTATGGAACCCAACAGAATGTAGGTGCTGGTGTAGGTGAGTTTGACTTCTTGACGGGTGTGCCGATGGTGGTGTGAACTCTTCCACATTGATACCCATTCGCACTTCCCTCTCACAACATTGTGAAACAAAGCGTCGTCCTATGAGAACGAGGCAAAGACGATAGATGCCGTAGAGAACCAAGATTGCCGTCGTGGATAAACCCGCCGACGCCAGTGTTGAAAGATCCATTATAGTATAGCTCTAAAAAGCCACAACAAACCACGAAATATTCAGCGTTGCTATGCGTTGAGGAGAGAGAGGAGAAGGTATAACAAGTTTAATGCTTCCGTTGAGTGTTGCCGAAGGTAATGTAGCAGCCAACCAATAGATTCCCGCATCCGTATAGGCTTGGGAAAGATCATTACGCAGTCCAATCGTCGCACACACTACGGATGATGCGGTGAGAGAAGGCGATACGTCCGTAATATTTGCCGTCCAGTATGTTGAAGTTGCGTCTAATGTCCATACAAGCCCGTTCATAAATTGCGTTCCTCTGGGAAGACCACCACCAGCGGGTCCCGTAGCACCCGTCGCTCCATTCGTTCCGTTCGTTCCGTTCGTTCCAGCGGGTCCCGTAGGTCCCGTTGCTCCACTTCCAGCGGGTCCAGTCGGTCCAGTCGCACCACGAAGACCCGTAGCACCCGCTACGCCAGTAGCACCACGAAGACCCGTAGCACCCGCTACGCCAGTCGCACCCGCTACGCCAGTCGCACCACGAAGACCCGTAGCACCCGCTACGCCAGTCGCACCATCCGTTCCATCCGTTCCATCCGTTCCCGCTACTCCCGTAGGTCCCGTCGCACCGTTCGTTCCGTTCGTTCCGTTCGTCCCATTTGTTCCAGCTGGTCCCGTAGGTCCTTGTAATCCACCAGAAGGTCCCGTAGGACCCGTCGCACCGCCCGATATAGGTCCAAGATTCGTCCAAGAAGCTGGGTCATCACTCGGCGGACGAGTAGAGGGAGCAAGATTGACCTTACACAGATACAGAATACCGCTCTCTACCACTTGATCGCCCACTACATAGTAAGTGAACTGATTCCAAATGGCGTAGGACATTTATGTATCTATCACATTAGATTTCACATCCTTCTCTCGTGTGATAGGAGAACAAAAGCAGTTCCTATCAGTTTGATGTAGATGATGTAGATGAAAAAGTAAACTTTTCTATTGGGGATTCTGGATTTTCTCGGCGACTTTTTTTAGGTTTTGGTCTACATCATCTACATCAAAATAATAGGATAAAATAAAATAGTCCTTTAAGCATAATGCTACGTTTGATTACTCTATGGGCTGGACTATGGGGTGCGATTGCTACGCCTACTGCCCTTGTTTCTCCTTCGCCTTCTTCAACGCACACCCAATCGGGAACGAGGACGCGGAGTGTGAGTGTGAGTGCGACAGATACGCAGACGCGGACGAGATCGTGGAGCGGAACTGGACGTGGAAGTGGAACGGGGACAATGACCCACACCCGAACCCCAACGGGAACGGGAACCCGAAGTAGAGCGTTGAGTGTGAGTGCGACGGATACGCCGACGGGAACGCATACCATAACTGCGAGTCGCAGTAAGGGTATGAGTTTGACTGAAACGGGGACTGGAACTGGAACACCAACTCAAACGATCACGCAAACTGGAACGCCGACGAATACTCTAACACAGACGCAGACGCAGACGCAGACACCATCCCCGACGATGACGGAAACCAATACGCCTACGCAGACACACACGCAGTTCGGGGTCGCTCAACAATCTCAAACTCAACCGACCGAAACTCCTAACACCCAATACATTGCGATAGGGAGTGTTATGGGTTGTTTGGTCTTGATGACGGGAGTGGCGATTGCGATTCTCTACACCAATCGGCAGAAGCGTTCGCTTCATTACACGCCTACCACGATGTCTGCCGTGCCGACCAGCGTGTTCACTGACCTTGCGACCAACCCTATTTCCACGAGGGTTCTCTTTCCTCCTACGATGGCTCGGGCTACTGGTTGAGAATGCGTGCGTGGTGGGCAGAGATGAGCCACTGGGGGTAATGTTTATAAACACACACCCACCGACCTTGCTTTTTGAGATCACGGCAATCGTCTTTGGTCATCCCGATGTGCGTTTTGAGTAGGTATGATAG